AGTAAATTTAATTTTCCATAAGAAATTGTTGTATTTGCAATTTTTGCATTATTAACAGCAAGATTAGCAATAGCATCAGTATCAACCGCATCATCCGCTAATTCAGAAGCAGTTATCGCATTAGCGACTATCTGTGTTGCAGTAACAGTATCGTTAACTAACTTCGCTCCAGTTATCGTTGCGTCTGCTATTTGAGTTGCAGTTATTGTTCCATTCGCAATCTTTGCAGCAGTGACCGCTAAATTTTGAATCGTTGCTGTAGCAACAGCATCAGCAGCAAAAGGCGTTGCAACTTTAGCGGCAGGTATATCTCCCGAATCAACAAGAGCCGCACCAGCAGCTATTAAATCTTTAACAGTTACCTTCTTTGTCTCAGTTGCACTCAAGTCTGCAAGTGCAAGTACATCAGTTGCTTGAATACCTGCTTCTGCTAAGGCAGGTAGATTGCTTATCTGTAGATCAGCCATTGACTACTAACTAAAAACCATTAGTAATAGTTTAAACCTGTTCGAGCAATATGGGACTTTCATCTTCCTGAAGAACCTTATCTGCATTTTCCTGTAATAGATAACCAGCAGTGTCACCAGTCTTTAATCGGATAACTCCATTTGTTATAAATTCAACTCTGGTCTCAATAACTTCCGCAGGAGTAACACTCACGGCAACATTTGTGATAATGCAATTCGCTTCGTAATAAACGTTTTTAGCAGAATTATTTGGATCACGGTAGAGATAGAACAAGCCATCAAAATCTGATCCTTGCTGTGTCCTAACGATTAACTGGGCAAGATAAAAAGGAAATTCTGGATCGCTGCCATATTCATTCTTTCTATCTCCTGTGTCATAACTATGCTCCCAAATGCAACTCATTGTTCCTTGACCGCTAATTAATCCCGCTTCATATTGATTCCTAAATTCATCTCCAAGATTTGTTAAATCAACTTGCTCCCTACTCGTTGTCATCTCAAAATCTCGAACATTAGCAACATGTCTGTATCTCTCATTTCGAGTCCTTATTAAGACATCTTTTGCAGCACTAGGAGTAACAAGAGTTAAAGCATTTGATTGCAAACCTTCTATTGCTTTAGGGAACGTGTCATACAAACGAATCCCACCCATAGGGTCAACATTAATAAACCATTTGCCATCTGGGTAACTGTGACCATTAACAAGTTCAAGCGTTGAACCATCAACCGTTTCAATCTCTACTTCATCTCCAGACAATAACGAACCAGAACTATGGTCAACACTAAATCTCTTCGTCGAGGTGTTTACATCAAAAGGATCTAACTTTGTTTGCAAAGCACCTTGAAGTGCATCTCTTTTAAGGGCTATTTCACCCGATTGCCCAAAATAAACACCCATGATTTAGATAGATACTTCTGTAGGTGCTCCATTTGATTCCCAACTAATATCAGCACTTAAGACTTCACCAACAGCACTATTCATTGATATTCCAGTAATCAAAGTCGAGAACGTAATAAAACGACCATTAGCAGAACCATCAACAATTTTTAGTTTTAGAGTTGCGGCACTCGAATCACCTGCTGTCCCATCACCTGCACTGCTGCCTGCTTTAATACATTTGTTAATTAATGTTGTTACATCTCCGCCAGACCCAGCAGAAGCTTGATAGTAAAACAATCTTGCACTCCCGCTATAACTTCTGATTCCTTGAACAATTGTTCTATCAGTGTCTTCTAAAGAAGTTGTTTCAAGAACAGCTTGTGAACTTGAAAAAGACCAAGATTGAACTTTGGCAGCTTGTGAGCCGTCAATAAAAAGCTGTCCATCCTTTCCGCTATAAAAAGCCACAACCTAAAAAATCAATACGTTGTTCTTATTATATGGGTGCATCCAAGCAAGCAACAAAACTACAACTGACATTACTAATTCCTGGGTACACACTTGTAACGCTTGGAGGACCAGAATATCTCCACTTTAAAGGGGTTCCTTCTTTGAAAAAAGTTTGAAGTTGACTGTCAGCACCATCAATAACATTCGTTCCATCAAAAGTTACATTTCCCCAAACAGAATTAACAGTCTCATAATTAGATAAAATACTTGCTGCCTGACTATCAGTAATATTATTAAAGCCTAATGACAGTGTTGCATTTATTCTGTTCTTTCCATAACGAATAACAGTTTTAACACCATTTTGAGCCTCAAACTCAACCTGTGGATACGTCCCAGGAGAATATCTTCTACTCGTAGGAGCTGGAACAGATGTAGGAAAACTAGTCATTTAAAGCCCTCTTAATTCAGGAAAACGATTCAAAAAATTAACCCCATTAACAGATGCGTCAGGGTTGGCATGATGTAAGACAGCAAGCTTATCGTTAATTAAAGGTGCATGACTAGCAGCTATTTGAATAAACCCTTCTTCACCATAGGTAATTGATTCAACCTTGTAAATTCTATCTTCAGTTGTGCTGTCAACCTGAGCAAATAATTTATTAGTTAAGCCAAGTGAATTTTTACCATCACTTCCAACAGAGAACGTTTTTTCCTCTATTCCTCCCAAAGTTCCTGGTGTCCAACAATAAGTATTGATCGAACCAGAAATAGTTGCTCTTGAAGTGACATAACCTTCTGAGTCAATACTTCCATTATTAAAACGACTTGTATGAGTTGCTTCTGTTAAAACCCGAATGTAATCACCAGCAAGCAAGCCAAAAACAGAACTTGGAGGTGTATCGAAAGCAATTCCATGATCGACTTCTTTTCTTGTTGCTAACGCAATAGCAGCAAACAACTTTGCATGTTTTATATCAGTACACCAGTTACTTAAATCAAAGACTTCCTCTGGTAATTGTTCTGCTTTTGGATAGAAGGTCGAGCCAGCTTCTCCTGTTGGGTTGTAAGCGTATGTCTTTGCAATATTTTCAGGGAAACCACCTATCCCTTTATCATTTCTCCTGTCATCTCTATAAATAACAGTTGCTTTAAACATTTTTCTTTCTTCTGGAGTTAAAAAAGTAGCCTTAATATTTCTCATATTTCCATCAGTAAATAAGGCTCTAACATCAATACCTGAGTTAACACTTGCATCATAATTAATAGTGTGATCTCCATTAGTAGGAAACCCAGGTCTCAAGCTAAATCGACCGCCTAAAATAGAAAAATCTAAGAAATTATAATTAGCATGTTCAAAGATAAACTCTCTTAAATTAAATTGACGATCAATAATTCCGTTCCAATGGAAATTATTAGCTTTGCAATATTTAGCACCTTCAATCATGCTTGCCCTGTCAACACCGTCATACCCCACAATATCCCCAGCACCATAAGATGTATTAGTCAATAAGTCATGTGCTATCTCTACAAAATTATCCGTAGCAGCATTCAATGAGTTTCGAGTAGTAAGACCACTACCAGAATCATTAATTAAACGATCAACTATAATTCCTTGTTCAATAAAAGCAGAAAAAGAATTAAAACTAGATAAAGTATTTGTTGCCCCAACTCTTATTCCTGCTATGGCAAGATGCTCATAATTTATTTGAGGATCACTACTTGAACCTGCATGAATAATTTCATTAACATGTGTTAATTCATGCTCAGGACCATTTTCATGACTTGAAGTTTCTGAATCAAATAAGAAATAATCAGCTATTGCATTATTTGGGTTATGCCTAGTAGTTTCCCAATAGTCTAAGTAATACTGTAAGGTTCCATCCTTTTTCCAATCTTCATGAGGATTTGTGTCTGGTGGGGCTATCGTTGGAGATGCAACTTGAACAGTTAACGGATAACCATCAACAGTAACAGTCTCATTATTTTTATACCCACTTCCTCCTGCGATCAATGAATATTCCTTCTTAGTTCTAGTTCCATCAGTTGTTATTTTAACCAAAACCTTCATGCCATCTCCACTACCTCCTGCGGCATCATAAGTTTGAAATGTAATAGTAGGAGGTTGTTTATTTGCCCTTTGAATTGCAACAGCAAAATGATTCCGACCTGCACCAGCTTGTGCTGATCCTTGCCTCCAATCTTCTCCTCCTCCCCAACTACTAGGGTTTTTTGCAACCCTAAATCTATGCCAAACACCTGATCCTACCCATCCGTTAGGAGAGTCAACACGCATTTCTATGGGGTCTGTCCAGTCTTTTTCGTTAATAGGTGGATCATCAGAATCTCTTATATAACTTCCTGCCTCTTGCCCAGGTGGGACCAAGGTTCCTCCCACACTGTATGTCCACCTATAACGGATACTGTCTCCAATTTTTATTTCTTCTCTATACGCAACAATTCCTTTTTCTGGGCTGAAGTAGGAATTTCCTTCCGCAGGTGTTCCCTTGTAATTGTAATTACTTACATTTGTATGTTGACTAAATTGCCCACCTGATTGATTAACTCCATTTCCGTAATAAGTAGTTCTATTTGGAGGATAAAATTGTCCTTGACCATTATTAACTGTATTCCAGCTCCATTGCAGATCTTCATCAACAACATCCACCCCACTCCAAGGAGGCTCGAACGTTTCTACAGGACCAGTAACATCAGGGTCTGTATCAGCTAACGCTCCACCATATCCGCCTCTATCCCATTCAGGATTATTTGTAAGATAATTTCCGTTCTTTACTTGTGATCCACTTGGTAAACTTTCTACTTTTGCATGATAAACAAGTTTTAAACCTAAATCGTAATTTGCTTGTTGTTGTATTTCAGCAGCATAGTCGAGGACATGAACCTGCCCTTGATAATAATTAAGAACTACATTTCCAGCGACAGGTAAGAATCTAAATTCATATTGACTAGGATTAAAATGGTTAATATCAATTGAATTATATTGAGGAACAGGAGCAGAGCCTTTTACACAAATAACAGTATTTCCAATATCAACAAACTTATCTCCTGAATTTAATTTTTTTGCTTGTATTTTAAAGAAACTGAGTCTTTTAACATACTTACTTACTTGTCCTACTTGTATAGATCCATTCTTTTTCTCATAAGATTCGATCCTCTCTTGAGAAGGCATTTCGTTGACATTAGGAAACCCATTTATCCTTCTCCATACAGTGCTTTTGAGTCCTACTTGTGTTATATCGCTATTTCTTGTATTTGAAAAAGTAGCAAGTTCAACTTTCTGAACAATTAAAGATTCATAAGGTTTTTGAGTTTCTCCATGATTTCTAAATTCAATATAACCAGGCTCGTCTGCTTTTAAAGTTATAGCTTTTTGAAAACCAAAAGCAGGTTCTTTCGTCCATTTATTACCATTATCTTCTTGTATTGCGGTCATCAAAGTTGACCCAACCATATATTGCTCGCCAACACTTATTGCATCATCTGCATTTTCTCTGTTAGTAACAGAAACAGAATAAGCATCTGACGAGCCCCAAGGAGAAAATTTTGTCCATTTCTTTGTTTCATCCGAATTAGCTACACTTGTATCAATAAAAGCATTCTCATCAACAGCCCAAAAAAGACGATAATGAGCAAGTAAACCAGATTGGACTTGATTAGGACTTAAAACTTGTCCGTTTGAATATGAACTACTAGTCAGTCCTATTTGCCTTGGATAAAAGTGTGCCAGCTTACCCATTTTGATTCTTAGATCTTTTTTGACATCATCATCTGCATCTTTCGCTAACAATATAAGTTCCCAATTAACTTTGTAAGCATTACCGTTTGACATAGGTGAATAAACACCAAAAGAACTATTTGTTGAAGGTGTTTTTGTACTACTAAAACTTGGCTTATAAACAAACTGATTGCTTTCACGAAGTTTAACCATAAAGGGATCGCTATCGTCATATTCCCTATTACCTCTATTAGCATAATTATTACTATTCTTAGCTGATCCTTCTTGATATTGATCATCAGTACTTGAAGGCGTTTGTGTATCTGCTACACCTTCTAATCTTCCAGTTTCTCTAGCACCTCTTGAGAAATAAACTTTTAACTTTGACTCAGCTAAATCTGCCAGAAAAATCTCACCTAAAGCCAAAGACTCAAATTGTGGTTTGGCAGCTATTTCACCATTAGAAAATAAAACAATAGCGTTAATAATTTCGCCATATTGAGCTGTTCTTATCTGTGACCAAAGGAGTTGACTTGCAACTCTAACTCCTTGTTTTGCATAAACCAAAGGAATGAACGATCCAAGAGACGCTAAGTCTTGAACAGAATCAAATCCACTTAAGGGATTAAAACGACTTCTACCTTGGACACCTCCAATTTGTAATCTTGGTGCTTGACTAGGATCTTTTGGTTTAGGCGTTAAAGCATAAGAAACAGCAGTCAAGGCAATTCCAATAGCTATCTGTCCCCAAGCACTTAAACCTCCTCCTGCTGTAACCATCCAACCAGGCAAAGCTATTGCCTGTGGCATATTTACAATATTGGGAACATGCTCATACTCCTTCTTCCTTTCAGGGAAATAGGCTTCCGTTAAATCTAAAAATTCAAAATATTCCTTTTCTGTTATTCCTAATGATTCACAAAGTCCTACTTCATAGGGCAGTAAAGCTCTAATACCGCCAATCCTTTTAGCGGACTCCATCGAACCATCTTGTCTGCGAATGATAGCCAACCTCTTTCCCAATAAACTGCTAAAGCGTAACCTTTTTCTGCTTTACAGAGAGCTACAACTCCGATCTTAGCGGTTGTTGTAAGTGTTCCCCATTTTTTTAATTCATCAGGAAACACCTCATAATCTTTCTTCCTCATGCGTCTATACCAGTCCCTTGTTGGCATAGGACTTTTTATTCCATAATTCTTCAAAACTTCTCTTGAAAGACTTACACAATCAGCAGCTTTATGTTTATCAGGAGTTGCGCCTAAGCGATAGGGCAACCCTAGCAACATTGCAGTCTTCACCTTGTACGCATTGAAGCAGTAACAGGAAGATGACCAACCAAGCTACTTGTTAAAAATCTTCCTATATTTCCACCTACAGCATCAATCATTGAAGTTAATAAAATTTCAATAGAAGTGTTGTCATAACCCATTGACGCAATTTTCCAAGTGTCAACAACTATTGTTGTTTTAACAGAACTAAACGTTAAGTCAGTCATCTCACAAGTTGAAACTCTAACGCTCCAGCCATTGTTAACAGCTTCTGCTGCATAACTCATTGATAATTTGTTTGCACCTACAGAACCTTCTCTGTCATTACTTTCATTAGCAAGAATCAAAGTTGACTCAAGATTATTCCCATCTTTGCTTCTGGTTGCACCTTGATAAAGAAACGAAAGAAAGTCAAAACGAGCACCATTAAAAGTTATACCAGAGGAAGTAGGCTCACTATTTTGAAAACGATGCTGGATAGCACCAGAGATATTTCCTGACGCTGGAACCTTTTCAGGATCGTAAATTTCTATGAACGTAACTAAAGCTAAAGCACTCATTACATTCCTATCCTTGATCTAGCGGAGCGACTATTTTGCATTGCTTTCATCGTGGAAGTTTCACCCATAGCAGCACCTTGTTTTGCAGCCGTTGAAATAATCTGACCAACAGCAGATTTAGGAATAAATTCTTCAGAGTTAAAGTTCAATATTGGTCCAGAGTAGTTGACTGTTGTTGACGAACCAGCTCCACCACCTGTGGATGATTGGCCAGTGCCCGGAATAACAGATTCACCCCTAGCCCCTGAAGAATACCGTTGCATTGACTGAGCCATCTTAGAGGCTGGAATTATATATTCATCCTCACCTGCTTCTCCCACGAGTCCCATTGTGGGGCGTGTAGCAACACCTCCAGAAGCAAATGCTTGGAAACCTCCTCTTTCATAACCTCCTTCTGCATTTAATTTAAAAGCACCCATTATTCCTTTCTGAAGCATCATGCTTCCGATTTGCTTGGCAATTCCAGCAAGTGATTCTCCAAGAGATTTAGTTCCGTCTATTAATCCCATGATTGCCCCATGCAGTCCATCAGCAATTGTTGTTTTTATTGACTTCCACATCTCTTGTTGCTTTGTTAAAGCATTAGCACCATCTTCATTTCCTTTTTTTGTAATTTTATTAATATCTTCTTTGTTCGTTTTTTCAGTTGTTAAAGCATTATTTACATCATTTTGAAGCTTTACTTTCTTCTCATTGTTTTCTACATCAACCCCAGAAATTTTATTAATTTCCTCTAATAATTCTTTATTTGTTAATTTGGCTCCTTCTTCTTTTGTTTGTCCTGTTAATCCAGTACCCGTTGCACCTTCTATTTTTGCGGCTGCTTTTGATTCAGGTGTGGCAAAGTTTTGTGTTTCAGCTTGATTAAATCCAGGGACTTTAAAATTCTTAGCTGCATTTATAAAGTTACCAATTCGATCTGTTATTTCAAATAGCTTTGTAGCCATTTGGCCTAAGAACTTAAGAATAGGAGTTAATAATTTGATTGTAAATTTCAATAACTCATTAATTGCAAGCAAAGTCTCCTTGAAAGCATCACCAAATTCTGATTGATCAGAAAACGCATTTTTTAAAGTTGTTCCTATTTGTTTCCATGCACCATTAATTGTGTCGGCTGCTAATTTTTGAGCGTCTTTAGCTGCACCAGCACTATTAACCTGATTTTTTAATAACTCTTCTGCTTTCGTTAAATTATTTAAAACAGGTAATAAAGCAGGAGCAGATTCAGTTCCTAATGCTTTAAAAATAACACCAACATCTGCACCTGATTCTTCTATTTTCCTAAGTGTTCCAATCAAGCCATCAGACGCTAACGAGGCAGCCGTAATTTCAACACCAACATCAGATAAAGCTTTATTTGCTTGTCCACTTGCTAAACGGGCTAAAGCTCCTTTTAATCCTGTGAACGCCACTTCAGCTTGAACACCAGAAGCAGTTGATTGAGCAATAATTGTATTGACTTCTTCTAATGGAATATTTAGACCAGCAGCAGCAGAAGCAACCTTACCTATGTTGTTTGCATATTCAGCAACAACTATTTTTCCATCATTTTGTGTTTGAATAAATTTATCAACAACAGATTCAGCTTGCTGAGCACTTAATCCATAAGCATTTAGAACACTGGTTGTTGCATTGGCAACAGTATTAAGATCACTGAATCCACCAGTTGCTCCCATGCTTGAAGCCTTAAGAACAGCAGCAGCGTCAGCAGCTTTGATATAACCAGCAGAAGCTACATCATAAGCTCCTTGAGTTAGCTCTACGACACTTGCTTGTCCTTGCAATTCGTCAGAGATTCCTTTTAGAGAAGGAATTAAAGCATCAACATTTACTTTTAAACTTTTTAATTTAG